AGCGAGATTGGAGGTAAAACCCAATTGGAGCTGAAAGTCAATTGGAGGTCGGCGACCGAAAGCCAATTGGAGATGGAACCTAATTGGAGGTGAAAGTGAATTGGAGATAAAATTTCCCTTGACACAACAAACCCAATTGGAGTAAGATTTTCTACCGATCACAGCAAAAAGCTAATTGGAGGTAAATTGTGACAGACCTGAGTTTTGAAGAGATTGAGGTACAAGTTAAGCAGATGTCAGACGATGACCTGACTGCTTTGTTAGCCAAATTACAGGCTGACTATAAGAAAAAGCAGATCAGTCTTGGACACGCTCTTAACCAGAAGGAAGAAGACGCAAAGCGCATGGATATGCTTATGGACAACGCGCTGTTTATGCGAGCCTACAAGGAGATTGGAGAGCGTAACGCCACCAAGATGACTGAGGCTTGGCGTAAGTTTGACGATGAAGCAGAAGAGTACATCCGCAAAGTACAAGAGCACGTTAAGGAGAAGTTCAGCAATGGCATCAAGTAGTCACAAAGTCAATAGCGCAGCCCAGAAAGGTAAGGTTGGGCGTAAGGGTGAACAAATCATCCCTAACGAGACCAGAATCCGCCAATACTGGGAGACCTTGAAGGATCAGGCCAAAGAGGGTGACGCATTCGCTTGCGCTGCCCTGATTATCCTGACCCACGAACACAAACTGACACACACAAAACTCACAGACATGGCTTTGCTCTGTAAAATGTTCCAAGAGCAAGGAGCCACAGGAGGCTCACATGACGCTTAAAGCAGTCTCAGGGGTAGGAACCCCAACAGGAACAGATAAAACCTCACACAGGTTCTCTGTGACGCTCACAATGCCATTTCAGGTCGAGGTCGAGGCCACTGATGCACATGAAGCAGCAAAAAAGGCCCGAACTTTACCTGTCAGTGACGTTGAGCGTATCGCTGTAGAGCGAGGCAGGGTCAAATGCCCTACGCTGACAGGCGATCCCTATGACATCAAACGTACCATCCTTGCCTCAGAGAGAGCACCAGAGGGGGGTTGACAAGCATGTTACCCTCTATATATTTCTAGTATTTAAAGAGATAAAGTATTTAAGTATGTTAGTGTTCTTATTACTAACACTTAAATACACTATTAAATACTATCTGTCTTTAAATAGCATGGAGCTGAGAATGAGTGAACGATTGGAGCAAATGTTTGGAGATGACCTGTCTGACCTGTGTGCCTTGCCAGAACAGGCGGATGTTAATTGGAGCAACATTGAGCGAAGGATTGACAGTTCTATCGACACCTTGGGTATCCACGAAGTGCGGGAACACTACTTTGCTGGGGTGTTTGCCTACGAGGATGAAGTTGGGGGTTGCCCTGCCGAGGTTTGTAGGGATATCATCTCTCCTATGGTAAACAAACTTATTGCGAGGAGATTTTGATGAGGTGCGCTGCTTGCGACCGACGGTTGACAGACGAAGAAGTGGCAATGCAAGATCGCTTCTTTCACCAAGACGACAATGACCTGTGCAGGACTTGCCGTGCCATTGTTGGTGATCCTGATAATGCAGATAAGTTTAAGGACAACCTAGACCACTTATTCTTTGAGCAGGACAAGGGCCATGAGTAAGTATCAAGCAACAAGTCAGCCTTGCCCCGGTTGCGGTTCGTCAGACAGTCTGGCAATCTACGCAGACGGTGATGGACGATGTTTTAGCAACTGTGGGTATATGTCAGCGGCTAAGCTGTCTGGAACACACAAACCAAGGACTAAAAAGATGAGTCGGTGGGATATTACAGAAGTTGAGAGTTTTCCTGTCGCTGACCTCTCACACAGAGGTATCAGCAAGGAAGCAGCCGAGAAATACGGCGTTAAGCAAGCCATGCGTCCAGAGGACGGTGAGCCTGATCCACAGGCCATCTTCTATCGCTCTGGTATTCAGGGTGGCTACAAGCGCAAGAGCGCGGTAACTAAAAAAGACATGGAGATCGTTGGAGATTATGTCGGGTTATTTGGTCAGCAAGTATTTGCTAAGGGAGGCAAATTCCTCATTATCACAGAAGGAGAAGAAGATGCGCTATCAGTCTGGCAAGCCTTTAAAAGCAAAGGCAAAGATTACAGCGTTGTATCGCTTCCTAACGGCTCTGGCCTTGGCGGTATCGACAAGCGTGAAGTCTGGGACTACATCACTAGCTTTGAAGGTGTACTTCTGGTATTTGACAATGATGAACAAGGTCGAGAAGCGACTGAGAAGTTTGCTGACCTATACGCGACAGAAGTAAAACTTAAGATCGCAGACCTTCCATCTGACGTTAAAGATGCCAATGATCTAATCAAGCAGAAACGTGAATTGGAGGTAGTCAAAGCCTGTTGGAGTTCAACAGAGTATCAGCCTGACATGGTTATCCCCGGCACTGATGTAAGCCTTGACATGATCCGTGAGTCGATCAAGCCGGGTTACTCTTTGCGGCGATTCCCTGAGCTGTCTCGCAAGTTAGGTGGTATTCGGGATGGCGAGCTAGGAATTGTTATGGCACCTCCGGGTGTAGGTAAATCAACTTGGGTAGCTGAAGTAGGCTACGACATCATCAAGAACACAGACGAAAAAGTCGCTTGGATGTTCTTAGAAGAGGACTTGAAGAAAGCTGCACAAAGGCTTGTTGCGCTTGACAATAATGTGCCGTTAGCACAGTACCGACTTAACACAGACATCGTATCTGAAGAGAACGTAAGGAAGAGCTACAATGATCTTATCGCTAATGATCGTACTTGGCTTATTGACCTTGGCCCCAGCGGTCGCCTATCTGTTGACAGGCTTCTACACCTTCTACGGTATTATCGCAGTCAAGGTGTTACTCGTTTCATTTTTGACCATATTAGCATCCTATTTTCACACGATGAGCGAGACAACGAACGCAAGCTGATCGACAACATCCTGTCAGAAGTCGCTGCGTTTTGCGCTGCAACAGGATGCACGGTTATTATGGTTGCTCACATCAAACGGTTTGACCAGAAGGTGTATGTCAAGGATGAAATTAACGATGCCAAGTGGCTGTACATTGACCCAGCGATGGCTCGTGGTTCTGGTAGCTTTGAGCAGCTAGCATTCTGGATTGCAGCTATTGAACCAGAGCAGACAGAGGATGAGACTAAAGGCCGTATGCGATTGAATATAAAGAAGAATCGTGAGTACGGGTGGACAGGGCCAGCAGATGTTCTTAAGATGAATGTCAAGACTGGACGATTAGAAGCACAAAAGGAGCCAGATTATGATTACTAAGCACATGGAAGAAAAAATAATAGACAAGTATGAATACGACGGTTTTGATTTATTAAATAAAGCCACAAGTCTTCCAGCAGGAAACGACAATGGAAAAGGATATAGGCAAGTAACAGTGTTGGGCAGAAGGATTTATGTGCATAGGATTGCCTTCTTTCTCCATTATGGCCGATGGCCTAAAGATCAGATAGACCACATAAATAGAGACAACACTGATAATAGGATTGATAACCTGAGAGAGTGCAGCAGATCAGAGAATCACAGAAACAGGGCTGACACTAAAAACAGGAACCTTCCTAGGAACGTATGGGTTGATAAATCAACAGGAAGGTACATTGTTGGTGTTACAAAGTTTTACAAACGAATCACAATAGGAAGATTCCTAGACCTAGAAGCAGCGGAACTTGCGGCTAAAGAGGCCAGAGAAAAGTATTACGGAGAGTTTGCATGACTATTAAGACAAACAGCAAAGCAGACCTTAAAAAAATGATAGAAATTCTTATCGAAGGATACAATGAGAAAGAAAGGATGCCTCTTCTTAAGATAGCAAAATCTTTGCAAGAGTTGTCAGATTTCTACAAGGAAGTTTACGAACTTTCTGAATTCTGCAAAACTCAATACGACGGTGATGAAATAATCGGACACAGGGACTAATTATGATTACTAAAACTTTTTGCAAAAACTGTGATAGACACATAGTAGGCTCAAGAGTTGATGCAAAGTACTGCTCACGAAAATGTGGGGAATGGTACAGGAAGAAAAAGCACAAGGAGCAAGCAAGTGAATAAGAAGATGTACACAATAGACATAGAAACAGACGGCTTGCTTGAAAGTATGACCACGATTCACTGTGCAGTGGCTAAGGACTACAAGACTGGTGTAGTCTATGAGTTTGGGCCAGATCACATTGAGCAGTTCGTTCGTTCTTTGAATGGACAGGTTGTGATTGGACACAACATCATCAACTTTGACTTACCTGCTATTTATCAGTGGTGTGATAACCACCAAGAGCTGTTTATCGGCGAGATATACCCACAGCCCAAAATGGAGATAGACACGCTGGTGCTGTCTCGACTGCTAAACCCTGACCGTGAGCGGCCAGAAGGGCTGCCACAAAGGGTAGGCCCACACAGTCTACAGGCTTGGGGTTATCGGGTTGGCACCTACAAAGGTGATTACGGCAAGCAGGAAGCCGCGTTTGACGAGTACAACGAAGACATGCTAGCCTATTGTAAACAAGACGTTGAAGTTACTGAGCAAGTCTACAAGGTTTTGTTAAAGGAGATGGAAAGTTGAGCAGCGATAAGGAGCTAGTAGCTAAAGCGCAGAAGGGCGACAACGCTGCTATGTCTGAGTTGATAGAAAGGCACCATCGCAAAATTGTAAGCAGAATCAACAAGATGTTGAAAAACTGGGATGACGCTGAAGATGTCGCACAGATAGCATCAATCAATGCGTTTAGGGATATAAAGAAGTTCAAAGGTACGAGTGCTTTCTTGACGTGGTACACCCGTATCGGCATACACGCCGCGCTAAAAATAATCAGAAGCAGGAATTGTAGGCCACCGCAGCAAGACAAAGATGTTGACGAAGACGAGCATCACAACCTGCTTGGACACAGCGAAACACCAGAGGCGATGGCAGAGCTTGACGACTTAGCAGATGTTATCCGTGAAGCAATGGACACCATGAACCCAGATCACGCTAAGGCAGTGTGGCTGCGCGAATCACAGGGCATGACATTCGACCAGATTGCAGATCATTTACAAATACCTCGTGGCACTGTAAGGTCGCAACTGAATCGTGGCAGGAATCACATACAAAATTGCTTGAAGTAAGCCAAACGAGAGCAGGGATGAGCGATATAACTGAAGTAAAATGGGAGATTATGCACCAGCGCTACTGGGGTGAGTATGAAAGCATGGGCTACACTCTTATTGCACAGATGGGTGACTACGATATTGTAGCGAAAGGTGAATATCCTTGTGATGCGGACAGTGAAGAAGAATACGAATGCCTGCTACGAATTGTTGACCTCCACAACCGGCTTGTAGAAAAAGATGCAGGAATAAGTCTCTCATTTCAGTAAATGAAACGATTTTGACTGAAACAAGAAACTCGAAATGTTAAGCCAAACTGAGCAATAAAC